AATACAGCAGTATATCAAGAGTGATTATATTGTCAAGGGTTCCTCATTTTCCTCTGTTGAAGACATACATGAATTGGCTACATCTCTTCTACACGCTGGTGATATTCCAAGTGTTCGTCGTATGTGCCGTGATTTAAACAAAGACCCAAAGACCATGGTTCCCTTTCATCCTCTATTGTCCAGACAGACTAAGCGTGAGTTGGAGATACGAGAAAACTTAAAGAAGAGATACTCCCAAAAATTAGAAGTAAAGACTGGCTACTTCGCATTATCATTCTCATAAGTCCGGATTGGCAGTATTCTATTAGAGTATTTATGGCAATCAAGACTTTTTCTTGGGTTGCTCCTCTGCCAATATCTGTTGGAGGATATTAAATCGTCCGGTATTCATTGTCCTACTAATCTTATAGATGACGGCAGATGTTTCATCAACACGAGCAAGCGTCCCATCTGGATCATGAATGCTGGTTGTGATACTACTGATAGACCTATCATGAGTGAGAGTAAATGTCATGCCACCAGCCTCTGTGAAATAGTATGACCCAGCACCCTCCATCTTATCGACCAAACCGATGATGGGTAATTTTAATCCACCAGACAATCCACCAGTATATTCGGCGGTGTCAAGTAAATCAGTCCGGATTGTGAAATAGGGGCGAGACATAAGCTTGGGTAATCCTTGGGCACGCAATACTATACTCTCGGTTTGTTCTACAATAGCAGACCTATACTGCAACGATTTAGCTGTGCTATATGATGTAGTATCAATCGGTATGACAATGGGCACGGCGACTTGTGTTGAATAAGTGATGGCACCCCAAATATTCATTGGATATTGTTTTAGATCCGTCGATACTACTTGGGCGTTGGTTGTTGCTAATGGCAATGAAAATAGATTGTTGTTGTCTATTCGTTGTAGTCTGTTATTGTTATGATTGATTAATGTTGGATTGTATTGCTCCCATGTAAATCCAAGGATACCGATAAGGGATTGTCCCCAGTATTGTTTTGGACAAGCATTCGCAAGATCCAGATAGATACCACAATGACTATCAAAAATGGTGCCAGCCTTCATATTAGTATTTGGGATTGATATGTCTGTATTAAAAGCATCTTTGGTTCGTCCGGTGGCACTATTGACTTGGGACAACTCACCTTTGCCATCTAAATTATAGGGGCGAGCATCTGGACAATAGCAATTGTATCTCAATCGTTTATTGATTTTATAGACTTCGGTTGGTGCTTGTGGATTGAGAGGGATACCGGTGGTTTTTGTTTCAGTCCAACCAGCACTACCACCATGTTGGCCAGCTGGTGGCACGGCTGGATGTTGTATAGTTTGTGTGTGCTCACTACCAGCCAAATCTGGTTGCCCAGTATTCTCTGCTGTATGTAATCCCTTCCATCCAAAAGTTCCGCTGATTTGGTCAAAGGTTAAAGAGGGATTAATCGCTCCCACATACCGCAAGACATTAAATTGGTCTATACATGAAAACCGATGTTCAAATAGATTGGAGGCATTGATTGGGGTTGTGCCACCGCCATTGTCTTTGCTTGGTATTAAGCTATTTTTACCATAGAAATAGTCGCCAGTTGTGTTTTGACTTAGATACCCAGAAGTCCCACCGAGGATAACATTACCATATGATCTTGCGTGCCAATCCCAACCAATACATCTCGTATTGGCAAGTAGGGTTTTATTGCCGGCACCATCGACGGCGATGTTGTCAAAGAGGTTAAAATCAATAGACTTGATTAAGTCATTCCTAAATGTGATATACGAGTTTATATCACCCCCACCATTATCAACCACCTTGCGAAACATGGCACCATAGCACAAATCCTCTGGATCATCCCCAGAGGTGTATTTGTTTGCATTCTTGGTTTGGTAAGCGAAAAAGACTGGGGTTGATAAATACTTCTCATCAGCATCAGCTGTGGCTCTATATCCATCACTACCCAATCCAGATATCCCAAATGGGTAGGGGTCTTTGGTAAGGTCTCCGTCTGGCAATCTACCATACACACTGCTGTCGGTTGGGTCTAAATCCATACGAGAAGCATGTAGAAATCGTGCCTCATCATATAAATCACTAAATACCGGCAGTCCTTTATTCACAAGCTTATTGGTTCCCATCTTCGCTTCTATGAGGTCTTTGTAGTATTTGCTTTGAGCAATAAAGAGGTCTCTAAATCGTGCGAGGTTCGTATCCGTCCATAAAATATTTGTCTCATAACTATCACGAATGGGGGTTGTTGTTGAGCCTATGTCTTGGTCATTGGCAATGGCATTGGTAATAACCGAAAAGGTGCCATTATCTTCCGCCAGTGTTCCAAGATATGTGTTGATTTTCCGTCCAAGTGTGAAGAGTTCTGGTCTCTTGACATAGATCCATTGTGATTGCTGAAACCACTTGAATATGGATATCATTTTATCTTGTTCGCCAAGTGTCTCAAACTTGTCCTCCATATCAGCCACGATTTCGTCCGGTGCCAATGCTATTTGTATCGAAAGGTATGCGTTGATATTTGATGATACTGGCGACCATCCCTCAAAAGGTTTGTAGCTCTCTGTTGAAAAACTGGACAATGTGGGTGTTTTTAGATTAAAAGATGGGTTGGGGACAAAATTGTAGGGGAGTATCGTATTGCTGTTGGGTGTTGTGCCGGTATTAAATCCCTCAAAACTCTCAAATGTCTGTGGTTGTAGTAGTTCTTTATCATTGACATCATCATACTCATATGCTTTTTGGAGTTGTTGTGTAATTTGTTCTGCCATGCCATTTTGGGATATATGCCCAGCTGGTATTGTGATGGTCTTTAATTCCTTATATTCTACGAAATCGTTGAGTATAGGGTTAAATGTATGGCAGTCCTTATTGAAGGAGGTTTTAAAATCTTGGTCTGGTTCCGTAATCTTAGAGGGACTTACCATCAAAGTCTTACAAAAGCAAGTATATCGTTCATTATCGATGGTGGGCTTGTAGAAGTTATATGTTGATGAGGTGGCACTACCAGCTGGTTTCCCAGCACTGCCTCCGGTAATGGACAAGAAGTAGTCGCATGTAGCAATGAGGCTCTCTTTGAATGCCACTCCATAGTTCATCCCAGAATAAGGCACTCCATACCCAGATGGATGTGGAGGTAGAGTGGGGGCATCCTCTACCTCATAGACGGCATCTGTAAGCAAATTAGAAAAAGCATTGGAGGAGCCACTTTGATAATCATTCCAAAGAAACCCACGAGGATATGAGTAGTAGTTCTCACCATTCGCAGTGATATAGTAAGATTGTTCAAAATTGAGCTCATTGTCCTTGATCTCCTTCGTGATGAAAGTATTGAGAGGTCTTGGGTCTGGGACGATTTTGGGGTTGTCTGGGTCAGTGGTGTCTAATTTTGTATGTAAATCTTTCACACGCACATTGGCACGATTGAGGGGTCTATCCACGGTATATATCTGTCGGCTTTCATCCCAGTAGTCTATCTCTAATCTTGTATATTCATAGGTCTGTGTGATTGGCACTCCAAATCCATCCTTGATACTTTGTCCTTTCAGTTCGATAGTCTCACCACCGGCACCATCTTCACTGACAAAAGCATTCATCACTTCTACACTATCACCAGCTTTCAGTTGGATTGTATTACCAAGGCGACATGTAAATTGGGCTGGTTGGGTATTGTTGCCAGATGTCCCTTGTATAGATTGTTGCCTATTACACTCTATGAGCTTGATGTCGGCGTATTCACTCATACTATTTATATAGTATAAATATATAAAAAAAAGGGGTAGAAAACGATAAACTAAATCACTTGGTCATTATGTATAATCATCCATATATAATAAGTCCGGATTGGCAATCATATATTAGAGTATTTATGGCAATCAAGACTTTTAAGCAAAATAGCAATTGAACTCACCATCAACCAGAGTTGCATAGCGGAGGACTTCAAGCCAAGCTCTCTGTGTATGGACGCTATCAGCAGTCGGCATTGCCATATGAAGGTCAATACCACGACTATCAACACGATCCACACCAAGGAGTTTGTGTCCTTGCCAAAACTGGGTGCCTCGTAGGTCAGTGGATGGTTCTTTGCTCTCAAACTTACCAACATTGACACCAGATAATCCACCGCCTTCACCGGAGTAGTGGTCTCTTGATACGAATGCCGGTGAGCCTTGCGACCCAATAAGGTGGTGAAAATGAGTTGCTGGGTTGCCAACTGTCTGCGGATAGAGAAACCGACTATTGACAAATAGATTGGATTTCAGTTCTTGACGCTGTTTGGTAGCAACCGGTGGGCTTGCGTTATTCAAGGCAAAGGAGGGTGCCTTGGCATTATAGACACCGATAAGATGTTTATGAGGGTCTGCGTGGTCATGTTCATACGCACACAAGACCTTAGACACCACCATACCATTACCGCCAATATTTCTTACCGAATTGACCGCTTGTGCTTGGGTCTGCGAGTTCTTCGATAGGCGATAATCAACATAGTTAAATGTGAGGTTAGAG